CGCCTTTTTTCGTAAGATTGTCTACTATACAATCACTATTTGCAATTACGCAAGGTTAGTGATTTGTACTTTTCTGTAGTATCTGTTAGCGTTTGCAGAACCTGAACCGTTAACAACAGCTGCATCGCCAGAACCCGCTTCAGCAAAAGGATTTGCTTGTAAGCCGTATCTAGTTTTGAAACCGATTTTCGGTTGGAAAGTGTCCTGACCAACTGCTCTAACCATTTGTAATGGCACATAAGGGCAGTAGAACATACCAGCGTCATAAGGTGAAGTACCTTTATAACCAACAACATAAAATTGTTTGCTTGCTTGGTTTGCACTATATGGATCAATGTACACTTTAAATCTGCCGTTTAATACTCCAGCAAAAGTGTTTCCTGTATCGTCAACAGATAAATTGTTGTTCAATGCAGGTGTATAGTCTAAAACACCAGCCATTTGTAATGCACTAGCAACATCAGAAGAACAGATAATAACATTACCTTTTCCTCTTCTTGTTCTTTGTGCGATAGCGTTAGCGTCTCTTTCTAGTTGGAACATAAGTCCTTTAAATCTTTCAACAGACCATCTACCGTTTGAGTCAGTATCTAAATCAAAGATACCAGCAGCAGTTGTGTCAGTTTGAGCACCTTTTTCTGAATTAACATAGATAGTTCTTACAACTTCTCTATTAATTTCAGCAAGGATTTCAGCAGAAAGAATATTCGCTAATTCAGACTCAGCGTCTAAACCGTGAATTGCTTTAAGGTCTTGTGCAAGTTCCATTGTGTACTCAGCTTTTAGAGCTCTTGACTTAGCAGTTACCGTTGACTTCTCAATTGAGAATGCCATTTCAGCAAAACTATTGTTCGCAGAGTCTCCTAATGCTTCTGCCGTAGCAGTAGACATTCCACCTTCAGCAGTATATGCTCCAGGTGACGAGTCGTTAAGTACAGCAGGATTTGTTTCTCCAGCAGATGATGTTCCGGCAGAACCAGGTACATTTGCTGTAGTTTTCGCAGCTGAGAATTGTGATTCAGCTTCGTCAAATAATGCTTCAGTTCCGTTTTGAGCCTTAAATCTGCTTCTCATTGCAAAGATAAGTCCAGTTGGACCAGACATTGGTTGAACGCCGGCAATATCGTAAGCGATAAGGTTCGGCATAGCTCTTCTAACTAAACTAATTAGGATTGGATCCCAGTTAGCAATAGATGAACCAGTAGCGTTAGTAGGCGCAGTTTCAGTCATAAACTGAGCGTCTTCTTTTAGTGCTTTCTCTTGGTTTTCAAGGATAACACTGGTAACAGCTCGTTTATAAGTATCCGTGATTTTTGGTAAATCAGGATGCTCTAATACTGGCTGCCACTTTTTTTGGTAGTTTTCAGATAAGTACATATCTTGTTCCTCTCTCCTATTATTATTTTATTAACTTGAACATTAAAGTTTCAAGTCTTTTGTTTTACTAATAGCGGTAGTATAAGCAGCCATTGCATTAGATAAATCTTGTGTAGAATCTACACCGCCATTATCAGCTACCGCATTATCTACTTCGCTGTCAGAATTAGCTTCTTTTTTAGCACCAAAATAACTTTCTTTGATAGTAGTTACCTTGTTTCTAAAATCTTCACCGTTTGAAAATTCAACCGCTTCAGTTAGTTTAGCAAATTTCTCTTTAGAGACATCTGTTAAATCCGAAGCAACATCAGCTAAAATGTCAGATTTTTCAAGTAAGTTAGTCTTACTATTCAATTCAACATTTTTCGCAATCTGTTCGTTAAGTTTAGTTTCTAACGATTCGATTTTTGAAGCTTGGTCTTCTAACACATCATATTTTTCATCAGGTACATCTATATAGTGGTCTTCAAAAAGTTTTTTCAGACCAGAAATAAAGTCCTCAGCAATTTCGCCCTTATACCTTTTTCAATAGCAAGTTCGTTTTCTTTCATCCACTCGTTGACAACATAGTTCAAATAATTGTCTACCTTCTCAACTAGTTCAGATTTAGCTTTAGAGCTTTCTTCTTCAAATTTCTTATTATAGTCTACTTCCATTTCTTCAGCAATTTCTTTTACTTTACTAGTAATTGCAGCTTCAAAAATAGTAGCAGCCTTTGTTTTAAATTCTTCGGACAAGTCTGATTCACCAGAGGTCAAAGCGTCAATGTGTTCTTTTACATCAATGTCTTTAGCTTTCTGGTCAGTAGATTCCTCAGATTTTTCAGCAGATTTAGCGTCTTTAGTTTCAGCTTCAGATTCTTTTTTCATCTTATAGCCTTCTTCTTTTGACTCTTTATCTTTCTTTTTATCTAGGAATTTTTTCAGACCGTCAGGCATTTCTCCCTCGGAAATCTTCTCGCCTTCAGAATCAGTTTCTTCCTTCTTTACAGAAGGCATTGGATCCGCACTACCAGAATTTTTCTGTTGAGCGTCACCTGAAACTTCTTTAACTTTTTTAGTTGCGTCTGGATTACTATCTGTAGGTTTTACTACAGCAGCACCTAAATCTTCAGCACTATTAGATAGTGGCGAAGTTTCAGCAGCTACAGCGTTCTTTTTAGGAGCGTCTGGAGCCGTCATTTCTACAACCTGTTTTTCTGTCTCGGCCATATTGAAGTTCTCCTTATTTCTTTTAAAAAAAATAATTATTTTCTTGTTTTGTTATAAGATATTTATAATATTACAATCCTTTAAGGAACTTACTAAATACCTCTGCTTTTGCTTCGGCAAGTTTTAGTCTTTTTGCTTCCTTAATGTATTGTTTATACTCTTCAATATCTCTTTCTTTTATTACACCATTGTCCCAAATCCATTCTTTTCCTTCCATAATGCCTTCTACGAAAGCGTCAGGAGCAGATGGGTCTGCCACAATGTCAGCTGCAGTTGCAAGGTAAAAGTCGTTTCCAACTCTTGCTTCACCACCACGACTTCTCTCTAATGAACCCATACCACGAGAAGAAACGCCTAACTTAGCGCCTTCATCAATAAGATTTTTTACAATCTTACCGTATGGAGTGTCCATTATCTTTGCTTCACCGATAAAGTTGTTACCGTCTGGATAGAGTTTAGTAATCATATGACTTACTCTTTCCAAGTTAACCGTTGGTCCATCAGGATGTCCTAACTCACCAAACGCTCTTTTCTGTTCCACAAATTCTCTATTGTATCTACTAACTTCATTAGCTAGTGTTTGCTTAGGATAGACTCTGCCATTTCTGTTTTTGATTTCAGATTGCAAAAATACACCACGAATTTTGTAATTCGTTTTACCTTTAACTTCTTCGGTAATGTACTCTACATTTTCCAAAGTTTCTGTAATTAATTTCATAATAGTTTATCTCTCTCTTTCCTAATATTTATAATAATTCTTATCTAAATTCAACAACAATCGTATAATTATCGTTCAATGCAAAGTCTTTAGTACTTAAATAGACATAACCATTAGGGTTTGTCGCATTGTTTACTATGTCATTTCCAGCATCCCTAAAGTCTAAATACCCTTGTCCTGATAATAATAATGATGTTGTATTTTCAGTAGCGCCTCCCCAAGCAATCTCTACTGCTGATTTTCTGTTTGCAGTATTGATAGAATACCACACTTTCGCAATCTCTTTAGTACCATCTGCTGTCATAAAGTTAGAAGTTGTTGGATTAGCAATCACGGTGTTTGTTTCACCTGTGCCGTCAGAATAGTTAGTTTGTTTTACAACATACTTAACACCTGCTGTATCCGATACTATCTGTTGTGTTACCAAATCTGCCATTTTATTTTGTCTCCGTTTCTTTCTGTACTTCTACAGCCATATTAAATTTTGAAACATTAGCGTCTGTCGTAATCTCTAAAGTTGTTGCCGTATTTAATTCTTGTTCAATTACTTTACGAGCTTCACCTTCTTTTAATCCCCAATTACCAAACCCTGTTAAACTTAAAGATTGGTCTCCGAGTTTAAGAGTCGCTGTGCCTGTTCCTCTAATCTCATAATATACATTCGCTAAAGATACAGATTGACCAGCAGAATATAATGTTCCACTTTCGTTGTCCGCACCACTAGCCGTAATAATAGCTTTAGTGGTATCGTCTACCTTTGAGACAATACTTAATGCCATTTAATTACTCCGAAAAATATGTTGTCAATGCAGTCTCTACATCGCTATCGCCTGAAGCAACTTCTGTGATTTTAGTTTCAATAATGTCAACTAAATCTTGTGGTTGCGTCCAATCAATTGCGTCAAGGCCACTTACTAAAGTTTCTACACTAGTTTTCATCGCTGGCGATAGAGCGTTATATCTATCGTTTTTGATGTAACCAGATGTATGTCCTACAATACTTGATACCGTTAATGCCATTTTTATTCTCCTGTGTTACCAGGTGTTGCCTGGTTAAATGCTTGTTGTACTTCGTCTTGTGTAGCACTTTGTCCAATAGGTGTAGCAACATCAGGTTTTGCGTCTGAATGGTCTTCAGCAGCATTTGTAGTATCAACTACATCTGTTGTCTGTCCAGTCATAACATCAGCCGCACTTTGAAATAGAGAAGAAGCGTAATCTTTTCTACTTGTATCTAATGCGTCTCCGACTTTATCTCTTAAAGCGTCTTTAAAAGCGTCACCGGCTTCTGCGTTGTTGCCTTTTGCTAATTGGTCTACAAAAGTATCTACTTTACTTATTTCATTGTCTGCCATTTTATTTTCTCCTTATTATATTACATAATGTCATTGTCGTCAGGTACACTAGTTTGTGGAGCTGCGATAAGACCATCATCAATTTCTTTTCTAATTTGACTATCAATTTGTTCAATTTCTCTTTCAGATTGTTTTAAAATACTTTGTCGTACAAATTTTACACTAAAGTATTTACCAACATAATCTCTCACATCATTTGCTAATGCTATTCTTTCTCTTAATAGTTCAGCGTCTTTTAGTTCCGAGAAATGACCATCAGCAAGAAAATCATATTTAATTTTTTCACTTATTGATTGCCAATCTTCTTCATTTATAACTGCTTTTAAAACTAATTGAGTTCTAAGCAAGTCATTAAATAAATCTGTAAATTTCTTTCTTAATCTATGTACAAACTTTGTAAATTTAAGTTCGTCTCTAGTAATTTCAGTTGTTCTACCTAAATTAAAACCTTGACTTCCTTCTAATCTACTTACTGGTACATTTAAACTTCTGTATAATTTTTTCTGGAAGTATTCAATATCAGATTCTTCACCTAGGTTTTGTCCACCAGGTAATGTAGTAATATCAG